GCACGATTCGCTCCGGCTTGGAGACACCACGTCAAAGTATTTGGGCCTTGACCCTGAGCAAACTTTAAATACCAGTCAGGGTCAGCTGTGTTGCCTTCCTTTGGTGGTGTTGTACGAACCTTATTAGGGTCGAGGTCTAAAGCAATATCGCGGTACTCCATCTTGTTGCCGATGGTGTAACCAGCTCTGGGTAGGTTTCCTTTTAAAGGTTTGACTTCAATGTCTTCACGGGGTTCCGTTGGTGTCGTCATACGATCCAGCGGGGTTGTGTACTTAGATTGTTGGGCGGCTGGTATGCGACCGTTGGGTGTAGGTAGGGCGACCCAGGCATTACGGAATTCTCCGGTGTATGCCGGGCCTTCAACCTGGAGCACGTAAACAATAAGCTCGGTTGTTTCTTGCGCTGTTACGTTCTTTACGCGGTCTACCCACTCCGTTAGACCTGGGATTTTAAACCCGGTTTGCCTTGCCATTACTGTGGCCTCGCGATGATGACGTAGGCCACGGGCCTGTCACCACGATAGGTGGTGGGTTGGATGATTTTCATGTACTCGTCTGGTGCGTTTTCCCGTGGTACTAAGAAGTAGTCGGCTTCGGTTAGATAGATGTAACCAACCTGTACTGGGTCGAGAATTATCTTGACGTCGTTGGCTTGGTATAGACCGCCGTATTCACTGATGTCGAGCTTGCTGATAACGACCTTTACGTTGTATTCCTGCGTTTGGTTTGTGGTCGCTCCAGTTGCAGGGTCGTAGATGGGGTTGCCGTTGTTGACGATGAGCTTGACGTAGTGGCCCCACTCATCGATAAGCTCGTCGGCAAAATCAAATACGTCATCTACCTTGGACATCAGTTTCTATAGAGACGGATTAGGCGGTTGCCTGTAGTAGAGACGTTACCGAGCCAGCAGTCCAGTAAGTCTTTCAACCAGGGGAATTTTTGCAGGATGGCAGGCAGGCTGCAGTCACTGCAGTCATCGTTGTATTGGTTCTCATTAAATTGGTCGTACTCAATCTCAAGTACATCGATTTTTTGACGCTTGATGTACGTTCCAGCGGGTGCAGCATCGCCGCCAGCACCACCGAAGCCGGGGAATGCTGAGGGGTCTAAGTGGTACTGGTACGCCAGGATTACTGTTGCTTCCTTGATTGCGTAAGGGATGGAAGTGCAGTTGGATACTTGGCCGTCGCATTCAGCTCCCTTGCGGGGCCACTTCAGACGTTGCGTTGTGCTGCAACGCTCGCCGCCATAGCTAAGAGTCTCCAGCCAGCGGGTGGCTGCAATCAAACTTGTTGTCTTCTCATCGTCAGTCATTGCGTCCCAATCAGCAGCGATTGGGAGACTGGCTGCAATCTCGTTTGCTTCGTCTAGGCAGACGTAAGAGTTAGAACTCGGGCCACCGAGAGTGCAGTCGATTGTTGGAGCCATCTACACAAACTCAGTGTGGGTAACTATGAAACCCTCTCTACTCAATTCTACGCGCTTCTTCTTTGCCTCTTTTTGAGGCACATCAACAAGATTGAAAACGCCGTTGCGATAAGCATGGAGACGAACAAGACCAACCATCGGACCGAGGCTTCGGGGATGTACGTCCCAGTGTAAAAGGGCAAAAGAAAAGCGCCCCCGAAGGAGCGCCAATCTTCTTGGTCTGATTATCAGCCGCAGGTGGCGGATGTAGGCAGACAAGCTACGTCAACGTTCACAATCAAGTCCACGAGTGGGATTAGACGTGGGTCGCAATAGGCGAGGCTCCAGTTGGAGGGGTCGCGCAGTTGCTCGTTGGTAGGACCGTCATAGTTGGAGGTCCATGACGTTCCAAGAACGTGCATCAGGTTTGAGTACGTCACAGCGAAGACGTCTTGGAGCGAAGCGATGTTGCGCTCTGTCTCGATGTTCAGTGGGAACTGCTGACCAGTGCGCACCACGCCGTTGCCGAAGAGGTAGCAGTGGTACTGCGAAGGACCGCCGTCGTTACAGATGACAGGAAGTTGCTCGTCAACAACTACGCGAAGCCCTGCGAATAGAGAGACTTGCGTCGAAGACAAACCAATTCCACCCGAACCCCAGATGCTGTTGGCAGCGTTGGAGGTGTCGGTGACGTTGGTGTACGTCAACATGCCAGCTGTTTCCAGCCATGCAGCGACGTCAGGGTGAATCGCAATGGCGTCCACACTGTTAGAGCGTTCGCCCAACAGGTACTTCGCACCAGTCACTGATGTTGGTGACAGGGTGTTGCCGATGGTTACGTCGCCAGTACAAACAGAGACGTCACAGGTGTGGGTCTCGTTCAGTGGTGCGCCGTCAGCTGAAACCAATCCCCACACTTGGGAGATGAGCTTTTGGTTCATCTTGCGGGCCATGTCCTTAGCCAGTTGGCTACGGATGTTGCCGAGTGCGTCCTCACCTGTTTGGTAGGTGTGGAGGTCATCAGCAGCGAACATCGCTCCGCGCGTGGTTATAGTTCCGTACTGAGTTGACGCTTTTGTTTTTTGTGAGGTGTAGAAGCCTCCCTGGTTCAAACCCCAGGTGTCGGAAGAGTCAACTCGTTCTTCAATGTAATTTAGCGGCGCAAAAAACGGAAGCTCAATGCGAGTGCCGACTGTGTTGTTCAGACGGCCATCAGTAGCAAGGATGCCTGATGTGTAGAACGCAGACTGCTGGAAGATTTCTTCCTGCAGATAGCGACCAAAAGGTGCGCTAGTTGCGAGGCGGGTGATAGACCCGAGGTCGCTGGTGAAAGTTGAATCGGGATTGAAGTTCCCGTAAAAAACGCCCATCGTCTTGAGAGATAGAAAGGTTTACTTGGCCCCAGCCTCAGCGCGTAGCTGACGTGCCAGTTCAGGGTTCTCGTTCTCTAGCGCAATGATTTGCGTGAAGTTACGAGTGGTGTAGGGGTTGTCCATCCCAGCTGTAAGTGATGGTGAACCCGGTGAGGTTCCCATGCCGGATACGCGGCTTGCTGAAAAGAAGTGCTCGTAGCCAGACCCAGGATTTTTCAAGTTGCCGATGAATTCAGCCAAAGACACCTCGACGCCCCCATCGAGTGCTTTGACATCTTCACCTTGTAACTTGAGTTTCTGGGACATCAGTTGATACAACTGGTCTGGTGCGAATACTCCCATCTGCGCCATCGCATTGGTAGCAACAGAACGTACCTGCTGAGATTCCGCTTTAGCTTTCTCGTGAACCATGTCCTGTCGGAGCTGGTTCAACTCGGCTTCGCGCTCAGCAACTGTCTTCTGTGCTTCTTCCCAGAGCTTTTTGTGCTCGCCTGATTCGGCTAGCTTGCTCTGCCGTTGCTTGTTTGACCGTTCGTTGACCTCTTGCATCTGGCGCTCCAGCTGGTCGAAGCGTTCTTTGTCCTTGCGGCGTTCACCGATTAGCTCGGCGTTCTTTGCTCGGAGAAGGTCTACTTGTTGCTGGAAGTTGACAGTTGCATCAGCCGCAGGCTGTTGAGTTTCAACCACAGGTTGTTGCTCTTGAGATTCGGTCATACCTACTTAGGAGAGGACACGCCACAGGCGTTGCTTCTATACTACAAACAATTCTCCACTTGGTTTATGGCTCGCACGATGCGAATCGCTGGTGAAATTATGAAAATAGAAGAGCCTGTAGTTAAAACCCAAGCCAAGAAAAGAACTAGGAAGGTTGCTGACCCCGCTCCAGCATCCGATCCAGCTTCTCCTCAATCCTGACCATGTGTTGCTCTATCTTCGATTGCATCACTATGAATTCACTTCTGCTGACGTAATCCCGTACCACAAGCAGTTCGACACCATCTACACGGCGGTCAACATCGTTAATACGGTTGTTGATGCGGGTGGTCAGTGCAGCCATAGCAGCTACCAGTGCAATTCCCGCTGAGACGGTGGCTTCAATCAACGTTCCAGTGGGTCTTTTCCTGTCTTAAGGATAGCTAAAGCTCGTTTGTAGAAGTAGCAGTCAGTTTTATTTGCGCGTTCCAGGGCAGCCTTGACCTTGGCCCAGTTTTCGCGGGTGTGGGCGTCCATTAAAAAAGGGGCCAGGTGGCCCCCATTTTATTTGGTTGGGGCGCTGAGAGTTATGCGACCAACACGTATGTGCTGCTACCAGTGTTGAAGTACATCTGACCTGATGCCAGGCCGGAGGCTCCGTCGTTGGCGGCAGAAACAATTCCCAGGAGGGTGCGAAGAGCAGCGGCATC